CTGGCAATTGTTATGGGAGTTATTCAAGGACGAGCTAAATATGTCGCCCTCTCCAATTACTTTGACAATATAGTCGCCAGTAGTCCTTCTATTGAGAGCCAGGTTTATTCAAAGCTAGATTATTATTTTTTGACACGTTCACAATCTGTTGATAAAGCTATGTCAGTTTTTAAATTAGCCATTGCTGGTGCTACACTAGTGTGGGTGATGGACAAGTTATATCGCGTAGTCAAAGAATGGGGGGGACAAGCAGCACAGATGAATGCTAGTTTGAACCCCACCACTCCGGCAGAATATGATCGTAGAAATGCTGAAAGAAACCCATATGTTTTGGAGGACCGTCCTGCTTTCAATAAGAGTACCGCCACTATTGACGAGAAGAAATCGTCATTGTGTAAGAATTTGGTATATATTGAAGTACGGAAGTTAGGAGAAATATATGGAATTTCAAGTAACGCTTTTTGGTTGAGAACAGATGAATTGATGCTTAACGCGCACACCATAAAACCGAATTGTGATGTTACTCAACCCTTCCATGAAGAATTTGAGTATCGCATAGTTCGTGCGCCTATTGTTGTAGATGGTGTCTACCAGCATGGTGCTGAATTTCGGCACTACAAGAAAGCTGTTGCAGGAGACATTAGAGTTATCAATGAGGATTGGGTGGTTCTACGTACTGCTGGTGTGTCAGGTGCTGTTCGTGATATTTCAAAAACCGACGACGAAGGAATAGGTCTGTTTACCAAGTCCAAAGACGCCCCTAAACGAACCATGGTTTGTGGTTTATTTAGAGGACCAGATGGTTATGTGGTTGAGGCTGACGAACAAGTTTTTGAATATCGTTGGCATGCGCTTAATCAATACGACCATTCCGATGTTCCAGTTCCCATGGGAGGCTCCATGAATATATATGGAGGCTCGTTTAGGGCTAAGCACAATTGGGCTAGAGGTCGCTGTGGTGCTGTATTCTTTGATAGAGGGTCTAAGGACTTTGCCATTCTAGGATTTTACAGTGCTGGGTATTTGGACAAACAAGTACATGTTTTCAATGTGGTCACTCAAGAACAGATAAATGAACATGTTGTTAGGGAGGCCCCTTTTCACGTTTTATATGAAACGGGAACCTTCCATAGCAGCACGTTTGGAGTGACAAACGTTCCAGATACTATCATACCCAGACATTCCCCCCTAAATTTTGCTAAATCGAATGTACACGTCATTGGACATATCGCTGGTTCAAATAATTACAAGACTGAATTAGTGAAGACCAAAGTCCATGATATGGTGGCGAGTAAACATGATTTACATTATTCACCACCTGATTTCGTGAAGGAACGTCCTTTTGACGATTGGCTTAAGGTTTATACTGAAGCGAATCAATATATGGACCGCCGCTTGCTTAAACAAGCATCGATGGACTATATGAAAGGATTGCAGGAATGTATTGATAGGAAAGTGGTTTCAAATGTACGTCCATTATCTCGGATGGAGATAATTAACGGACAACCGGGCGTCAGGTTCATAGATCCCATGAACAAGAAGTCCGCCATTGGTTATCCTTTCACTGGAAAGCTAAGAAAGCATTTGGTAGAGATAGAAACCCCTGAAGGACCGAAATTCGATTTTCAACAACAGCACATATGGGAAGATTTCGATAAGTTGCATGAAGTTTACCGAGAAAAAGGTACTCTATGTCAACCTTTCCGTGCTAGCTTGAAAGACGAATTGAGAAAGGATTCTAAGCGAAAACCTCGAGTGTTTTTTGCCGCCCCCCTTGCTACGAAACTGTTTATGCGCAAGTACTTTTTGCCATTGACACGGTTTCTCAGCGCATTCCCGCTCGTTTCGGAATGTGCTGTCGGCATAAATTGCATGAGCAAGGAATGGCACGAAATGATGGAACACGTCGAGTCATTTGGAAAGGACAGGATTGTTGCAGGAGATTTCAAAAATTGGGATATAGGTTTTGAAAAGGAACTGGCAATCGCGAGCTACGAGATATTGCTAGAATTAGCATATCGTCTAGGCTACTCAGAAGACGATTTGGTAATTATGCAAGGAATAGCTCAAGACTTGGTTAATCCTACCATGAACTTATTTGGGACGATTATTCAAGTAGCAGGTACAAACCCGTCGGGTCAAAACCTGACAGCCTATATAAATGGTATAGGAAATTCATTACGAGCAAGATATTATGCATATGACCATACTGGAACTGTATTCCGATTCCAAGATTTTATTCATATTATCACATATGGAGATGATTTTAAGTTCTCCGTTTCTCGCAAGTTGGATTTTAACTATCGTGTTTATAAACAGGCTCTCGCCGCCAATGGTATTGTAATGACTTTACCTGATAAGAGCGATGAGAAAGGTGATCCTCCGGACTTCTTAGATGAAGAGAACGATGAGTTTTTGAAACGTCGTTCTGTTTACGTGGAAGAACTCGGATTCAGGATCGGAGCGTTGGACAAAAGTTCTATATGGAAGTCTTTCTTGTACTTTAATAGGAAGTCTTGCGAAACGGAACCCGCGATCATACATAGTACAGCTCAGTCTGCTTTGTATGAACTCGTAGCACACGGGGAAAACGTGTACAACGAAGGTAAGGAATTAATCGCGGCCATTTTTGATGAATACGATCTTGATTTCACGAAAATGGATATTCCTTACAAAAACAAAATAAAGTCGTTAAGCAAGGATTACTTAGCGCACCTTTCTTCCGATGATTACTCCGGTGATGACGGTGCTTCGGAAGAAAGTTCTTAACGGTTGTTGGTCACACACGATAACTTACTTTTTGGTTCTAAGCTTGAGTCGGTTTAGTTCTTTGAAAATAGACTTAACAAAAGTAAATTATTAGAAAGCTTGGGAAGCTATATTCCCCAGATGTCGGTGGGTTCCGCACATATTTATACAGAAGAAACTGTTAGGAGATGGACTTCTCCCTGTACTTTAAACTCTTTAATTACAAAGTTAGAAGATACAGACGGGTTAGTAACCAAGATTAATGAGGAACAAGATTCTTATACGGCAACAATTGATGCTGCTATAGATTTAATGAATCTATCAGGTGTCACGAAAGATATTTCGTTGGACAATTTCCTCGCTCGACCAATTTTGATACAAACCTACCCCTGGGCTATAAATACTTCAGCACAGTTTGATCTCGTTCCTTTACGAGATTTTATTCTGAATTCCTACGTCGCCGAAAAGGTTAACCGCTTTGCTTATATTAGTGGAACTGTTCATGTTAAATTTACGTGCACAGGTACTATGTTCCATTATGGAAAAGCTATAGCGGCCCTTTGTCCTTGGCCTAACTTGGAAAATGAAGGACTCTATGTGAATCAACTAAGTCAGTTGCCTTATATAGTTATAGACCCAAACACTGCTACGGGAGGGACATTAGAGATACCTTTTATGTACCCCCGAAACGGTGTTCCTATTGCTAGAGTCGCTGACTCGGATGAAACGTATGCGAAAGTGTACGTCCGTACTATTAACGACTTGTTAGTTATGGGGGACACCACAACAGGAGTTAGCATACAAGCCTATATATGGATGACCAATGTGAAATTTATTATGCCAACGTGTGGTACGCTCAATTCTGAGATCATGAAAGATGTCACTGAATTGGGTACTACTGCGATGGAGATAGCCACTAAGTCTCCCGTAATTGGTAAGTATGCGCGCGCTTCACGTATTGCTATGAAGGCTGGCAAAGATATAGCCGCCGAATTTGGTTATTCTAGACCTAATAAACCCATAGTAGAAGCTCGAATGCTCCCACAACAAACCTCAAACTTGGCAAATATGAATGTTTTTGATATATCCCCTAAGTTGTCAATGGATGCACAACAGGAAGTATACGTCGATGGTAAATCGATTGGTGCAACTAATGATGATGATATGTTTTTAACAAACATAGTAACGAGAGAATCTTTGATATACACGGTGGACTGGACAGATTCGACTCTAACAACTGAACCGTTGTTTAGGACGGGTGTTACTCCTTCAATTACTGTCGAAGGAACAAATGAATATGTTCAAACCCCTAGTTCTCATGTTGCTAATTGCTTTAGTACGTGGCGTGGTTCTATGATTTTTCGGATAGAAATTGTAGCTACCCCTTTCCACAGAGGTAAACTCAAGATAACCTATGATCCTTTGAATGATTTTAATTCGACTTCTGGATTCAATGAACTGAATTTGTCTTATTCTCAGATCATAGATTTGTCTACAACCCGGAATTATGAGTTTTGTATAGGATGGGGAACTAACAGACCGTTCCTAAATACAACACCCATTAATTTCATCAACTTCACTGTGGATCCAACGGACACGTTGTTTGATCCATTAGTGCACAACGGGGTTCTAACCATATCTCAGTTGGCTCCACTTACCGCCGGTATTTTATCACCTGGTGGTAGCTTTGGAAAAGTGTATGTTAACATATATGCACGTTCCGCTGATGACATGATTTTTGCTTCACCCACAGCCGCCAGATGGGCGCGAGAAGCTAGGGTGGGTTACGCCACTTTTAATGCCGCGCCGTTGCAATTATCCGAAAACCCTGGTGGCAACACAAAACCCGGCGGAGCAGATTTGGAGATATGTCTCAATGAATCACCTATGTATTATAATGATGGTACTTTGACCAACATTCATTATGGTGAGAACATATCTTCACTCCGTCAACTATTAAAGAGATATATGTATTCGGAAACTCTAGCAGTAGATTTAAACACTACTAGTGCTCGTAATCTTTATCGATATATTGATGCTAGTTCGGACATTCCCGTTTTTCGAACTGCTGATAACGAATATCTGAATACATTCATCAATTGGTTCTATCCTTCCTTCGCGGGATTCAAAGGAGGAACTCGATGGAAATACCTCGTTCATGGCCCAATAGGAAACTGGACTTTACAGTCCATAGTTCGAAATCCTATTTTCCAACCTTCACGAGGGTCCTTCTTAATTGGTGACAATCTCTCTGCAGCTAGTATTCGTAGTGGATTCGCTGCTTCTATGTTACAATTCGGTTATGGTGGTACTTTAACTATGCCCTTATTGCAACCTATGATAGAAGCAGAGCTTCCATATTATTCTAGCCGCAAATTTATCCCGATCAAAACTTTAAGGGTCAATGAGGATACCGGTGGTATGACCAATACTATGTTTCATAACTACCAAATATACTATAACGGATCAACCGTTACCCCCACAACGTTTATACCAATACACAAATTTGTAGCGGTTGCTGACGATTTTTCTTTCTTTTTCTACCGATTCGGACCGGTAGTTAAATTGAATCCTGTATAATTTCATATTTCATTTTTGTACAAATAGTGTTAAACTTGATTGCATATTTTTCTATTCTGTTTTATTTTTATTTTATATATGATTCTACAATACTGAGTGGCAGGGAATTTTCAAAATTTTTTATCCTGAGCC